AAAAATGTACACATCCAACTCAGGTACAATCTATCAATATTCAATAACAGGCGGTGATATTTCTACAGCTTCCTACGATAGTAAAAGTTTCAACGCCTCAAGCCAACAAAGTGATATAAAATCTATTTCTTTTAAGCCAGACGGCACAAAAATGTATGTGGCAGGAGCCACTGATCGTAAAATTTATCAATACACTTTAAACCCTGCGTGGGATGTTAGTTATGCCTCTTATGATAATGCGTCCATAACAGCGCCTTGGGGAGGGCTTCACGGTCATTGTTTTAACGACGATGGGTCAAAATTATATCTAGCTAGAAGTACTAATTCTATTAATTCAGGAGTTTATTCTTATTCTTTAACTGAAGACTACAATATATCTACTGCCTCTGCCGATAATGTAAGCATAAATACTACGTCACAAGGTGGAAGCACTTGCCAAGGAATCGGCTTTAATGGCGATGGGACAAAACTGTTTATAATAGGCCAGTCCAATTCTAAGGATTACTTATTTCAGTACAACTTAACTTCTGAGTTTAACCTTAGCACCGCAAGTTATTCCAATGTGAGTTTTCAAATTCAAGATACTAACGCCAGTATTAATTACAATGCTGTTGATTTGCACTTTAGCTCTGATGGGACTGCTTGGTATACCTCGGATAATGGTCAACAACCCAAGCTCTACCAATATTCTTCGGGCGCTGCATCTACTTTTCCAACAGGGCAGTATTTTCCTTCCGTCACTAAAACTGGAGGCCAAATAAACTCGTCTTCGTGGACAGATATAAATAGCATGACGGCTGACGAGGCCGCAGGAAATGGAACAGTAAATTATGCTGTGTCAGTTGATAATCGTACTATTTGGAAAATAGCTCACAACACAAATGGTATACGATCTATTGTGAAGAATAATTCTGGCACATGGCAATATAATTCTAATTCAACCTATGGCTCTGAGACTTGGACAAATAGCACAACAAACAGTGAATTGGCCGCCCTACAGCAAGCCCTGAGTGTTGCTCAAAATCGCATGGACAAAACACAATTAGATGCAGTAGCTGACGGAAACCACTTCCCACTTGGTAGTACCTTAGACTTGATGATTGCTGTTCAAATAGCCTCTGGGTCAACGGCTCCGAAAAGCGATGGTGTTTCTATTAACTACGATGCGGCGGCTATTAATAGGCAAGCGGTTAATGGGACTGATTATGAAGCTGAGTTTCCAAGTTCTACAAGTGTGAAGATTAAAAGTCTAGCAGCACAAAACCTAAAAGTGAGAGTACTTTAAATGGCTAACGTAAAAATCAGTGACCTCACCGCAGCTTCTGCAGCAGCAGCAGCCAATGAGTTTGAGATCAACGAAAGCGGCACATCTAAAAAGGTTACTGGTACACAGATCAGTACTTTTGTCAGAGGTAATATTGTTACGGCTGACTTAAGTGATACATCTGTTACTGCTGCTGAATTAAACTATCTGTCAGGTGTCACAAGTGATGTCCAAACGCAGATTAATAATGCAGGTGGTGGTCTGTTCAAAGGTGAAAACGGTCAAACTGGCAGCAGTGCAGGTGACATCTTTCGGATAAATGAACAAACCCTAAACACTAACACAACCATTGACGCAGATGAAAATGCTAATGCAACTGGCCCCTTAGCTATTGCATCAGGTGTAACTCTGACCGTCACAAGCGGAGGGAACTTGAGCATTGTCTGAGTTAAGAGCAAATACGATAAGTGCTGCGAATGGGACTGACCCTGTTACGTTGACGAAGCAGAGTGCTGCACAGCATTACTCACTTGTGGTATCAAGTAATACTATCAACAAAAGCCTTAATCTTGCGTCAATCGTGGACGAGGGCACAGGACGCATAAAGTATAATTTTACCAATGCTTTTGATAGCCGATGGTATGCTTATGCAAGTCACAACATGGATGGCGGCGGTTACAACGATGACTCTGGAGCAAACACCTCAGATAGTGACACTCCAACAGGTTCCGTGATGTACGTTTTTACGCACCACAACGGCTCTGCAAATGACAGTGAGGGCGGCGTTGGTCTGACTGTAACAGGAGACCTAGCATGAGTACCATCACAGTCACTAACATAAAAGCCACAGGTGAAACAGCTAGTCGTTCTGCTACAAGTGTTGCTGCGGCTTGGGTAAACCTAGATGGCACTGGCACTTCAACTCTAAGGGACAGTTTAAATATCACAAGTGTTACAGATGATGGAACTGGAAGGTATGATTTCGCAATTACCAATGCCATGTCAAATACAAATTATGTGATTAATGCAAGTGGTAGGCAAAGTGAGACTGCCCCTTTTACAGGTATGGCTTTTGGAATTGATACAGAAAGTAGCTCTGTTGCTCACGTTTCTTGCAGAAGCACCAGTGGCACATTAGCCGATCAAGAAATATTTTGTGGTAGTTTACACGGAGACTTAGCATGAGTACCCTTAGCGTAAGCAATGTCTCAGACGGAACAACAACGGTCGGCACTTCGTATGTGGTCAATGGGTCAGCTAAGGCTTGGGCTGCTTTTGGCACTGACGCTACTCTTGATGATAGCATTAATGTAAGCAGTGCGACAGATAACGGAACAGCAGATTTTAGTCTAACTCTAAGCAATGCTACAGCAAGTTCTAATACAGCTGTAAGCGGTTCTGTCATAGGTAACACTGAAAGCGCTTATGCTTGTATGCTTACTGGTTCGGGGGTTGCAAAAACAACAACTGCCACAAGGTTTAGAACAGTAAACTATTACGATAGTATTTCTTATATGGACGTTGGCCCTATGCAAGTAATAATCCACGGAGACCTAGCATGACCCACGGACATCTCTGGGATAGACTAGCAGAAGCTAAGAGCCGCCTTGCGCCTGTGCAGTCTAAGTATCGTGTTGTCTTTGAAGACCCTGCTACACCCGACGAACCTGCCAAGGTTCTTGTGCCTGACCCAAACTGGCTTGCTTGTGCATTAGAAGGCAACATCTTGCCACCGATTGACACCTATCAGCGTGACCGTGATGTGCCAGATGGACAGCACAAAGAGCATCCATATGCAGAACCCATTGGCCCTATGACAGAAGAAGAAGCCATTGAGTATCTCATAATGAAAGACATAGACCCTTCTATATGGAGAGACTATAACGGAAACAGGATAATTATGAAAATTGTCCCTGTAGAATTAGTTCCAAGTGACAGATCATTTAGAAATGCTTGGAAGATTAATCAAGAAGCTGACGAGAGGATTGCAGCATGACGACAACTTATATTAACATCAATGGGGATGTTCGTGATGCAGCATCTCTTACTGTTCCATCAGATCGTACATTCCGTGAGGCATGGGCTTTCAATGAGGCTGTCATTGAGGTTGACATGGCGAAGGCTAGAGACATCCACAAAGATAACCTACGTGAAGAACGTAAGCCACGTTTGGAAGCACTAGATGTGTCTTACATGAAGGCTCTTGAAGCAGGTTCAGGTGCAGATGCCATTGCAACCCAAAAGCAAACACTGCGTGATATTACATCTGACAGTCGTATCGCAGGAGCAAGCACACCTGACGCATTAAAAGCATTGGATTTGGCTACCCTACTAGGAGAATAATAGACTCCTATGTTAGGCTTTTCACCATTATCTTCTGGCCCAATAGGGTCTACAGGTGCGGCTAGTTCTTCTGTTGACGGTTTCCGTATTACAGAAGCATCAGACAGTCGTATCCTTGAGAATGGTGATACAAGGGTAACTGAAAATTTTGCAGGGGTTATACACAGTGCTGCCTCTGCTTTAACAGCTACAGGTACTTTAGCTGCTGTAGGTGCAAGAGTACAGCCTTCTGCAAGTGCTCTAAGTTCTGCAGGAACTTTAGCTGCTATAGGTATAAGAGTACAACCTTTAGCAAGTGCTTTAAGTTCTACAGGTACTTTAGCTGCTATAGGATTAAAAACTCAACAGGCTACTTCTTCTTTAAGTACTCAAGGTTCAAAAGTTTCAGCATCAACATTAGGTCTTGTTGGTGCGGCTAATTTAAATTCTTCTGCTAATTTAGCATCTGTAGCTACTAGAACACAGCAAATAGAAAGTGCTTTAAGTTCTACAGGCAGTTTAACTTCTGAAGCTACTAGAACCCAGCAAGTAGAAAGTGCTCTAAGTTCTACGGGTAGTCTAGCTGCTTTAGGCACTAAAACTCAACAGATAGAAAGTGCTTTAAGTTCTACAGGTAGTTTAGCTTCTTTAGCTACTAAAATACAACAGATAGAAAGTGCTTTAAGTTCTGCAGGTAGTCTATCTGCTTCAGCAGGAACTACCTCAAGCCATGTAGGTGAAGCTAGTTTAACATCTACAGGTAGTCTAGTAGCTTTAGCTACAAGAACCCAACAAGCTACTTCTTCCTTAACCACTCAAGGCTCAAAAGTAGCAGCTTCTACATTAGGTCTTGTTAGTTCAGCTAACTTAAGTTCTTCTACTAGCTTAACTTCTGTAGCTACTAAAACTCAACAGATAGAAAGTTCTTTAAGTTCTACAGGAAGTCTTACAGCTTTATCCTTAAGAATACAACAAGGCTTAAGTTCTTTAAATTCTGCAGGAAGTCTAACTGCTTTAGCTACAAAAACCCAACAGGGTCTAAGTGTTTTAAATGCTACAGGAACACTATCCGCCTCAGCAGGAACTACGACAAGTCATGTAGGTTCTTCTTCATTAAGTTCGTCTACCAGTTTAACTTCTGAAGCAACACTTACTAAATACGGTGTATCTAGTTTAGTTAGCTCATCAAGCCTTTCTTCTCAAGCTACACTTACACAATCTTTAACTTCAAGTCTAACTAGCACAGGCTCTTTTTCAGCCGAAGCTACTAAAATACAACAAGGACTAAGTACCTTAAGTTCTACAGGAAGTGTAGTTTCTTTAGGTAGTCTTACACAAAAAGCTGCTAGTTCTTTGTCAGCAGCAGGTTCTTTAACTGCGGTAGCTGTAAATCTAGGAGCTATAAAGTCAGGTGCTTCTTCTTTAACTGGAAGTGCTTCAGTATCTGCAACAGGCTCAAATGTTGTATATGCTGAGTTTGGTGGCGTAGATACAGAAATTACAAGAATAACTGAAGATGGAAATACAAGAGTTACCGAAGACAACAATATTAGAATTACTCTTGAACTTACTAATTCAGGTGAAAGTTCTATAACACCTCAGCCAACCTTTATTTTATTCTCATCAACAGCCTATATTAAAGAGCAAGGTGTATGGAAAATATTTGATCCATATGCTAAATACGAAGGTTCTTGGGTAGAACCTGAAAAGGTCTACTACAAGGAAGGTACATCATGGCGAAGAGTACACTAAGTGAAGGCAGTTGGACTATGACTAAATCAATACCTATTAGTTTTATTCTAGCCATTATTGGTCAGACAATAGCCTTAGTTTGGTATGTCTCTAGTTTAGACAATGCTATAGAAAATAATAAAAAAGATTTAATCAGACATGAAACAAGAATAGAATCCTTAGAAACTGTCGTTCAAAGTCAAGCTGTCACACTTGGTCGTATGGATGAAAATATTAAAGCTATAAGACATTCAGTGGAAAAGATGGCAAATAGGGACACGGAGCAATAAACTAAGTGGCTATTAGAGAACAAATAAAAACTGCTGCTGAAAATAGTTTAGTTACCTTTATTAATCTAGTAGCCCCTGAACAAGTTCTTGGTCAATGCCACGAAGATGTTTGCGAGTGGTGGACAAGAGAAGATGCTAAACCTTTCCAACTTCTTTTGTTTCCAAGGGATCACGGCAAGTCAAGACTAATAGCCTATAGAGTAGCTTGGGAATTAACCAAAGACCCAACACTTAGAATACTTTACATATCAGCTACAGCTAACCTAGCTGAAAAACAATTAGGGTTTATTAAAAATATACTAACCTCTAAGATATACCGTATGTATTGGCCTGACCATGTACACGAAGAGGAAGGTAAAAGAAAAAAGTGGACAGGCTCAGAGATAATGCTTGATCATCCACTTAGGGAGAAAGAAAATGTTCGTGACCCTTCGATCTTTACTGGTGGGCTTACTACATCGCTTACGGGATTACACTGTGACATTGCTGTCTTGGATGATGTCGTGGTGTATGAAAATGCTTACACAGGTGAAGGACGCAATAAAGTTAAAAGTCAGTACTCTCTACTCTCGTCTATTGAAGGTGCTGAAGCTAAAGAGTGGGTCGTAGGTACAAGGTATCATCCATCTGATTTGTACCAAGACTTACAACAAATGGTTGAAGAAGTTTTTGATAAAGACGGTAATCAGATAGGTGAAGAAAGTATTTACGAAACCTTTGAGCAACCAGTAGAAGACAGAGGTGATGGGACAGGCGAGTTTCTTTGGCCTCGACAACAACGTAAAGACGGTAAGTGGTTTGGTTTTGATGTCTCTATTCTTGCTAAAAAACGAGGCAAGTACTTAGACAAAGGACAATACAGAGCACAGTATTACAACGATCCATCTGACCCTGACAATGTTCCTGTAGGTAAAGACAAGTTTCAATACTTTGATAGAAAACATTTACGTCAGGAAAACGGTAACTGGTACTTTAGGGATGAAAGACTAAACGTATATGCAGCAGTTGACTTTGCATTTAGTTTGTCTAAAAGAGCCGATTATACAGCTATCGTTGTTATAGGAATAGATGCTGACAATAATGTTTATGTCTTAGATATTGACAGGTTTAGGACAGACAGAATTAAGGACTACTTTGAGCACATACTTCAACTATCAAGTAAGTGGTCATTCCGTAAACTAAGGGCTGAAACAACTGTAGCTCAAATGGCTATTGTTAAACAACTAAAAGAACTAATCAAACAACATGGTTTGTCTATCAGTATAGACGAATACAGACCTAACAAAAACCAAGGTAATAAGCAAGAACGTATATCTTCTATCTTAGAACCTCGTTATGATAACATGGGTATATGGCACTACAGAGGCGGCAATACTCAAGTACTTGAAGAAGAACTATCTTCTCGTAACCCACCGCACGACGATGTGATTGATGCCCTAGCATCTGTGGTGGACATGGCAGTAAAACCCTCTAGAACTGTACGCAGAAACACAGGTAACGTAGTACAGTTTAATCAAAGATTTGGTGGAGTTTCCTTCTAATGTCTGGAACAACGATTGACCTTGACACACTTATCGAACCTCACGCAATAGCCTCAGACATTGCTGATCGTTGGACTACGTGGAATAACTCTCGTCAAGAAAAAATTGAAGAGTGGAAAGAGTTACGTAACTATCTGTATGCTACTGACACTCGTACTACATCTAATAATAAGCTACCTTGGACTAATAGTACAACTACACCTAAGCTAACACAAATTGCTGACAACCTTCATGCTAATTATTTCTCAGCATTATTTCCTCAGAAACGTTGGTTTAGGTTTGAGGCTAATGACCAAGAGTCAGATATTAAAAATAAGCGTGATGTTATTCAGGCTTACATGGAAAACAAAGTCCGTCAGTCAGACTTTGAAAATACAACTAGCCGACTAATTAATGACTATATCCAGTACGGTAACTGTTTTGCTACGGTTGATTTTACTAAGGACTACACCGAGTATGAAGACGGTGAACGTACAGTAAACTATGTCGGCCCTAAGTTAGTACGTATATCTCCTTTCGATATTTGCTTTAATCCTTTAGCTCCATCTTTTGCTGACTCACCTAAGATTATTCGATCAGTTCTTACCAAGGGTGAGATTAAACGTAAGATAGATGAAACTGTTGACAATAAATACATGAATGACATCTTTGACCGTATGATGTCTAATCGTGCAGCAGCAGGTTCAAATGTAGATGTACATAAGTCTGAAGGATTTTTAGCTGACGGTTTCTCAGATATTAAACAATATTATGAGTCAGACTATATTGAAATCCTTACGTTCTACGGTGACATCTATGACGGTGATACAGGTGACTTCCACAAGAACCGTGTGATAACTGTAGTTGACAGAGCATATGTTTTGTCTAACGAACAGAACCCTAGTTGGTTAGGTAAGGCTCCTGTATTCCACGCAGGTTGGAGAGAACGTCCCGATAACCTATATGCAATGGGGCCACTGGATAACTTGGTCGGTATGCAGTACCGTATTGACCACCTAGAAAACCTTAAGGCTGATGTCTTTGATCAGATTGCATACCCAATTCTTAAGATACGTGGTGATGTAGAGGACTTTGACTTTGAACCTGCAGCACGTATTTACATGGGTGAAGAGGGTGATGTAGGCTACCTAGCTCCTGATGCAACAGCACTTAATGCTGACTTTCAGATTCAAAACCTTGAAAGTAAAATGGAAATGTTAGCAGGTGCTCCAAGGGAAGCTATGGGTATCCGTAGTGCAGGTGAGAAGACAGCCTTTGAGGTTGGTCAACTTATGACAGCCGCAGGTCGTATTTTTCAACACAAGACAGCACACTTTGAAAGAGTATTCCTTGAGCCAATCCTTAACTCAATGCTTGAGGCTGCACGTAGGAACATGGACTATGCTGACACAGTACGTGTACTGAATGAGGATAGTGGTCTATTTTTCTTTGAAGAAATTACCAAGGAAGACATTAAGGCTAACGGTAAGATTGTACCTATGGGTGCTAGACACTTTGCTGAAAGAGCACAGAGAGTACAGAATATTACTCAGTTGTATCAACTTAAACTGTCTGACCCATCTATTGCTACACATATGTCAGGTAAAGAGTTTGCTCGTATATTGGCTGATGAACTTGGTGAGCCAACCTTATTCTCAGAAAATGTAGCTGTAACTGAACAAATGCAAACACAGAAGATTGCAATGGAAGCTCAGGTACAGTTTGAAGAAGAACAAGAAATCGCAGCAGAAAAGGGATTGTAAGATGCCATACAAAAAAGGTAAAGTCCAAGAATACAAAAACAAAACTAAAAAACCAATGGACAAGAAAAAGAAACCTGTCAAAAAGAAAAAGTAATGAAAGCCGTTTGGTTTAACAAATGTAAATCTAAAGAGGATAAGTTTGGTGTACGCCAAGCAGTCTTGTCAAACCGTGACAGTCTAGACCGCCTCAAAGAAATTCTTGAGCCTATGCTTAAGGAGACACCACCTACAGCAGACTACGATAGCCCCTCATGGGCATTTAAACAAGCTGATAGGATTGGTTACAACAGAGCACTAACCCAAGTGTTAGATATTATCAACCTAGATAAGGAATAAAATTATGGTATTTACTGACGAGTCTCCAACCAAAGAGACAGATCAGACTGAGCAGACGCAAGAAGATACTCAAACCCAAGAGTCTTATTTGCAGAAACTCGTTCAGGCAAAGGGAGAGAATTGGAGTGATCCTGAAGTACTAGCCAAAGGCAAACTAGAAGCTGATGGTTATATTTCAAATCTTGAGAATCAACTCACAGAATTGCGAGAAGAACTTAAGAAGCAAGACTACTCCAAAGCATTACTCGACCAACTTCAAGAACAGGCCGCTGACCCTACTACAGCAAAACTTGAAGAGCCTTCTAATAATAGTAGCACTGACACACAGAACACCACTGCCAGTGTTAGTGAGGATGACCTTAAGAGCCTTGTTGAAAAGACAC